AAGACAATAAACGCTGAGAAGTCGTTATTTGTACCCCTTGCAACGTCAGCAACCACAACATATGTACCACCGTCTTTTGGTTTCTCATACATATCTAATCCAGCATTTGACTGAATAGGATTGTGGAATGCCATTGTTTTAATCTTTGATGGATTAATGAGAGTGTTTGCAGAACCTAAGAACTCACAGTCAAACTCTCGCCTGAACTGTTCCTCTGAGGTGTTTGCAATTGTTTCTGTTCTCCACTTATCATCTCTGCCTGGCACTTGACTCCAATGAACATCTATGATATTATAAGAGTTTCTTTTATTCTCTGCATCCACCCATAACTTGTAGAAAAGATTCATACCGTTAGGTGTTGATACAATAATAACCTTTGTAGATTTACCAGATGAGATTGTAGGATACACAGAACTGAAAAAGTCCTCTGCTACGTTAGTTGGAACGAATGCAAATTCGTCCAAGAATATCATGTTGTAAGAACCACCACGAACAGCAGATGAAGATGTAGAAGATGCAACCACCCTACTACCATTCTCTAAGTCTACTGAACCCTTGTTCCAAGACACCACCCCTTGTTGTAACCACTTAGGAAGATTCTCATATGCAAGTTGGAGTCTACCAAGAATATCTCGTGCAGTCGCAGCTTTGTTGGCAAGGATTGCAACATTCATGTTAGGGTTGAATAGAACGTAGTGAAGAATATAAGATACCATAGTCGTGGATTTACCAGACTGTCTTGGCATCTTACAGATAGTGAATCTATCGTTATGGATTGTGTCTACGATATCTTCTTGGAAATCATACATCTTGAAAGGAACAAGTCCTTCATCAAGAGATACAATTTTGATGTAGTTCTTGATGAAGTATATAGGATTTTCCATACACTTCTGATATTCCAGAATTTGGTTTTTAGTCCATTCTACTGGAACATTAGATTTTTTTAGTAGAGGATTTCCAAGGTAGTGTTCATAATTTTCCATAACATATTATTCTTGTTATTTTGCTGAACTAAACTTATATGGATTTTCTGCCCAGGCCATGTAAATCAGATTAGTGGCTTGGTTTTGTCCAGTACCAGTTGTCCTAATTTGAAATCCGTTTTGGAAAAACTCTACACCTGTTGGAGTATCCTGAGCGTTTGCAGCAGAAGGAGTCAAGAATTTATTTCCTCTTCCATTTTGTCCAACATTACCAATAGCGTTGTCAATCATATACCAAATTACATTTGATGCTAAATTTGCTATCATAACAAGAGCAGGTTTGAAGCCAGTGTGTACAAAGGGCCCTATGGCGTTAGTGTTTCCACTATAGCGTCCAAATTTACTAAAGCCTGGAACTTCAGCCCAAATATAAGAAATAAATTCAGTACCAGCATTGTTATTATCACCGCCGGATGACCATCCACCGAATACATTCGTGTCAATTGTATCCCAATATCCACTAGTGCTACCCTGTGTCGTACCTGTAGCGCTGTCCAGATAAATGTAATTATCTACGTTCGTTCCAGAGGATGTTTGTGCTTCATGCCAACAAACCCAACCACCAGTAGCGTCCACTTTTTTAGTTATAATAAACGCCGGCCTTACTCCTAGTCCATGTGCTTTTGTTCGATTAGTTGTATTTCCTGTATATGATACAATAGAAAATCCAGCCTTAGTATTTGCAGTGAGTTTATTCACAGGATTATTTCCGGCAAGTGCGGCAGTAGATGCAACACCATCAATCATCACAGAACCAGAAGTTGGCACTGCACCAGCGGCAGCGACATTTGTTGCAGTCGGAGCCCCACCGGCTTTCCAGTTCCATGAAACATAATCTGATCCATTTGTATTATACCATTGAGCGGTTGAACCAGCAGCAGTCCATGTAAACCCATCACTATCAATTGATGAAAGTCTACCACCACCTGTGGTTGAATTGGCGGCCTCTCTTCTATCAGTTGCTAACCAACTGCCTGGGCCTCTAACTGAATCAAACAATGCATGATGATAGGCGGTACTGTTAGATTTTGTCCACACTAAATCTGGCCGAAAACCGACTCCAGTAAACGCCCTATCGTTTGTATTACCGGCGCCAGACCAAGTTAATATACTGAAATTTTTATCTGGGCCTTCATCCTTTGCAATATCCATATCTGCATCAGTGGTTAAATTTTTACTACATAGCGCAACAAATCCTGTTGGAGGCGTATAGTAAAAATCACCAACACCATTTTCATCAGCAGCATTTGCTGAACCAGTTGCTTTTGATCCATTAAAGGTAGAATCTTGTCCAAAGTTAAAATGATTTAGAGTGGTTGAAGAATTGCACATACCTATTACTATCAAATCATCAACACCATAAGTAGATGAGTCTACTGTTCCAATTTCATATGTACCGGCTGCTGGATTACCTGTAGTACCACTATCATTAGTGGATGGAGTTTTGAACCAAACCCCATTCCTAGAAAACCAAACTTTACGAGTTGCACCATCTACTGCAACACCAAGAACATTACCTTGCGTAAGGTTAGCAACCCCCAATCCTCCAAGTCCGGCCGAAGAACCATAATCTGTTCCAGTTCCATTTACATAGACTGATCTATTATAAACAGTAATAGTTCTACCACCACCAACATTATTAGAGGATGGGCCAGCCGTTACGGCACCAATTCCTATTGAATAGGAGGCGCCATTAATACCAGTATCATAATTAGTAAATTCAAAATAAATCTTTTTATCTTTTGGTATCTCCATTGTTGATGCCATTGGAAAGTGTGTTGAATTCCAATTATCTATTGGATCAAATTGGGTGTTTGCTTCTTTGAAGTTGCCTCTTGCGTTAGTTCCTCTTTTGCCTTTTGCTTCTAGAGATGCAAAGACATTTGTGGGTGTGGATGGTGATTGGTCTGAAGCAACGAACACTGATGATGTGAAGTCATTCGTGTTACCACTTGTATCATCACCAAATGCAGTATCCGTTCCAAACTTTAATTGGAATCCGTTATTGCCATAAGTTCCAGAATAAGCCTTCGGCACCCATACACCATTAAAGTCCTCTGCAAAAGCAGTAGGTGAAAGCGCTTGTCCATCAATAACGTGCAAGTCTGCCATCAATCCATCAAAAGGACGATTCACACCTCCGTGTTTACCGATATATAACGTATTTCCATTTTTTGTCCATGGCCATACATCATTCTGTCCAATGGCACCTTGAGTTCCTAAAAGTCTACTACCATTTACATAAATCTGAACTTGTCTGGTAGTTGCATCACTAGAAGTAGTATCCCATCTTACCACAATATGATAAAATCCACTTGTGTCTCTGAAAGGTGCAGTTCCACTGAAAGGAGTATCGGAATACCTTCCCGAAGCAAGTGTATTAGTGCCAGTTTGAAACTGGATGTCCATGTGTCCACTATTATCGCCGCCAGTGCCAGAATGGATAAGGTATTGATTGTCTGAAGTATCGGCATCAATTTTTCCTCTTTTTACCCACATAGACAATGTGCCTCTTGTTCCATCTGTGGCATTGGTAGACCACGTTTTGGACAAAGAAGTATTTGTTTCATTATTAAATTTCAAACTAAAGGGAATATTATATGGATATACTGGACGTAAAACTTGTAGACTAAATGCCCTAGAATTTGTTTGGTTTTCGTCATCTGTTGCAGTGATACTAAAATTTGTTGTAGTTGTATTTGCCGGCGCAGTTGGTGTTCCAGTAATTTGTCCATTAGCACTTGCTAAAGAGAGCCCAGCTGGGAGAGATCCAGTAGTTACTGAATATGCAAGAGTTCCACCATCTGGTTCTGCCGCAACAATAGTAATTGTTGGTATTGATTCCCCACCAACAACACTTCCTAAAGAACCAGCGGCAGTTGAGAACGCTGGTGTTCCATTGTATGAAATACCATTTGTTAGTCTTGCAGTAAGTCCGTTTGAATTTGTTATTATAATATCATAATCACCAGCGGCCTTTGCTGGTGTTGTAAATGTAATAGATGTTGTTGATACTACTGTGATTGAAGATGCAGCTGTTCCACCAACTGTTACTGTTGCACCAGACTGAAAGTTTGAACCAGTAACAGTAATCGTTTCTCCACCAGCAGGATCAGCAGCAGTTGTAGAACCAGAGTATGCCAAACTTGTAATTGTTGGGGGGGAATCAATGGCCTGCCATGCACCACCAGCATATTGTTCTAGTCTTGCAAAATCTGTATTGTATCTTAATTGTCCGTTCGCTGCACTGCCCGGCCGTTGTGCAGTTGTACCTACTGGAACATGAACATATTGTACGCCTGGCAGTCCTAAACCACCGGCAGTATCATCCAGTTTCGCTGTAGTAATTGCATCAGCACCAATTGCCGTTTGTTTAATTCTTGTTAATGGCATATCTATTTTCCTTTTAACATTTTTTGCAGTTCGGCAGTACTTCCTACAAACAATGCATTCGTTACATTTTGTGGTGCAGAGTTAGGAACTTCTTTAAGTTTCTTCATCTTAGTCTGCAAGTCTCCAAGTTTTTCTGTTACTTCTGCAACCTGTTTTATTAAGTTTCCGGCCACCTCATAACTACGAGGATGTTCTGATTCTCTTGCAAGGTCTAGGATACCATCAATCGCATCCTGTCCTCTCTCAATTAGATTATAAAAGTTTTCTCTCTGATATTTATAATCATTATCTATATCTACATCAGTACCAGTTGTTGTCGGAACAAGAACTGGTTTAGTTGGTGTTACATCTTTAGTTGTTGTTTCCACCACATCTGTAATACCAAGAACATTATCTAGAATATCTGTCTGATTAGACATTTCATACCTATGGTTTAGTTGGCCATTCAACATCATCTAGAGAACTGTAGTCCTCTGTAATGTCACGAAGGGCTTGTCTGTAAGCAGTTTGTGCATCTGTCATAGTCAAGTCTGAACTTGCCCACCAATCAGTTGCAGCAATCAATCTGTCTCGTTCTGCACGAAGTTCTTTCATTGGTTCTGCCGCAGTAAGTTCATTCATCTTTTCTTCTACTGCATCCCATGTCAAACCCTCAGGCCAGTCGGTAGAGTTGTCTGACTCGATTGCAGTGTTATTTCCAGTTGTTCCGATAACTTTTCTGAACATTGATGCAAACTCATCAGCGTTTGTTGGGTTTCCTCTGAGAACCCATTCTGTAATTCCTAATTCTTGTAGTGCGTCTGATACGTTTGCCATTTTCTTTTATCCTATTAAAACACCAGATAAACCAGTTTGGTCTGTCATTGCAGTCACAGATTGGTTAGCGGAAGCATAAAGTTCAATTTCTTGCCCTGCTGTTAAATATGCAACATCACACCCATTCACTCCATCGTAGTCTGGGTAGCTGGCTCCATCATTGTGACTACCAACCCAATACAAATCATTTTGAGCAGTTCCATCCACAAAAAGAAGTAACTCAACAATTCGTGAGGGGGTGTTGTTATTGTAAAAACCAACCTGTGCATTTAGTTGCCACAACCCAGTTATTGGAACGACATACTTGTTATTAGTATTGTCGAAGCCACCACCTCTGTTTGTTCCTGTTGTTGTTTTGTAATTTGCGTTAGAAGCACCGTAGTCACTCCGAATAGGCATTTTTGTTTGTGAACCAAAAGCAGTAGCAGTGGTTATCCTTGACTTAAATCGAGGCACTTCTGGCATCAACACACGCCCACTGCTATCAATCGTCATTGCAGTCTGATTACCACCAGCGTCTTTGATTGTACCAATCTGGGCAGTTGTTGTAATTAAAGTACTCATTGTGCAATCTCCCAAATTGTCATTGAAGATGCACCAGATAATTGGTTTGCATCATTGTAAATACCTACACGATTATAATAAAAATATCTTGTTGCCGTTCTCATAGGTGAAACATAAATTCTATATTCTTGTGCAGTTGATGTATCTCCACCATGTGTGTATAAAAATCTTGAAGAAACAGTTTGTAAATGGTGTCCAACATTACCACCAGATGACCTATCTACTGAAAATCCAAACATACAACCAGTGCCAGGCGAACCAGCAGTATGTGTTGCACCAGTAACTTCTGAAGTACCTTTATATAATTTGAATCCTACATAAGCATCATCATTGTGAGCACCAGAAATTGTACACTCAATTAAAAACTTTGAACCAGCAACTTTAGGTGTTATTGAAGTGTTTAAGTGTGTAATATTAGTAAATGCAGTTGCACTATAAGTATCTTCATTTGTGTTGTCGTAGTTTTGAACAACTTGCACCACATGGCCTGGGATTTTAATTGCACTTGAACTAGTTGCCCCTACGATATTATCTACTGTTAATGTTGATGCCATTCTTTATCCCCTATATGATTGTCAAGTTACCACTAACAGTGAGTGTTACTGAAGATGCGATTGTCAACGGGCCTGCAGCCAAAGCATTGTCTGTTGAGGCGATTGTAACATTAGTGTCTAGTTGTTGTTCGTGAACTCTGAAAATATCTTTTTTACCGTTTGTTGTGTCACCACGAAGAGCGCCTGATGCGTTATCTCCTTGGAATGCACCAACACCCAAAGTAACAGCACTGTTAATTTTTGCAGCGGTTACTGCACCGTCTTGGATTTCAGAAGTTGTGATTGCGTTTGCAGCAATATCCTCTGCGAGAATAACGTCAACTCCGATTGCTCTTGTTCCGATTTTTCTAATTGCCATTTTCTTTTATCCCACCAAATATCCTTGAAACTGTGCTGCTCTTGCTAGGTCACCAGAACCACCCCAAACATAATTATTACTGCCTGGCACATCAACCTTAATAACATCACCTGCTACCAACACTAATAGTTGCGTATTATCAAATCTATTGTAGTCAGCGGCGGCTGCATAACCATATATTTTATGACCTGTTTCACTACCATTTTTGTTCAGTGCAATATAAAAACCACCAACTGCATTGTTCTGGGCAGAGTTACTAGTGAAACCCATGACACTGAAAGAGTACACTCCTGCTACTGGTGCAACAAACCCACCATCATTCGCACCAGATGTAGCAAAGTCACTTCCAATATCAAAAATAACGGTAGTATCAGAACCAGCGAAGAGATTGCTACCTCTATACGAAGAACTCCTTGCATTTCTTACAGCAAATGCTGGTTTTGTTGGTTGAAGAACACGACCACTGCTATCCATAGTCAGCGCACTAGTGCCGCCAGTGTGTTGTATCTCATTTACTTTTAGAATGCTTGCCATATCGTTTTCCTAAATCTTTATACTATTTATACGTCTGTGTCCGTCTTAGGGTCATAAGTTTTTGCATCTTCAAAGAAAGATGTTGTCTCGTTAAATCCAAAGTTATCATCATCTGGATCAAATTCTGTTGCCGTAGAATTAGATGGATTCGGTGTAACCGTATATCTCTGTTCCCTAGATGGAGCATTGACAGGCATATTCGCATACTGATCAACCTGTACAGTACGAATAACATTTTGCGATGTTACTGGGCCGTACAAGTAGTACTTTGCAGTAAAAGACAAAGTGTAGATAACACTCCTTCTACTTGTAAAGTCACCCTCATAATCATCTTCATACGAGATGCTATTTAAGACAATAGGAACATCACGAATGATATCCAAGTCTGGACTTTCCCTCAAAGTCACTGTGTACTCTGGTTGAAAGTATGGAAGAATCTGTTCTACAATCTGTAGTGCATCATCTGAACTCTTTGACATAATAAACAGTTCAAATTCCACGTTATATGGAACAGGCATAAATCCTGATTTTACTTGTTCGTTGTCAGTTCCGTCTGCAACTTTCTTCACCTTAATTACTTTGTTTTGTTTTCTAGACGCATCATATGTTATGCCAGAAATCTCAAAACCAATACGAGGTAAAGTTACTGCAACCTTTTTTGCAAGGTTGGGGTCTTCAGTCAGTCTTGCCAACCACTTTTGTTTAGGCCCATACGCAAGAGGAACTTTCATTGCCTGAATAGTAGCGCCGTTCGCATCTTTCTTTGTCAACTGAATATTGTTGAAAAGTGTACCAAATGCTACCACAACATTTCGTGTGGATTGATTATAAAAATATTGTCCAATCATAGTTATTTCATCCCAGCATCACCGAATGGATTAGATTCAGTGAAGTCTAATATATTGTCATCTGCAAGTTCAAAGTCATCATTTTGTGAATTCTTATCTAATATTGCAATATCATAAGTTTCTAGTATTATATAGGACGCCGCTGCATTCTCTACTATGTTCTCTAGAATTAGTGAACCAGTACCAGTAGCGGTTTCCAAAGTAATTTGGTGTTGCATCATATCCAAAGAATTATCAGCATCAATGGCATCAATTTCTGCAATACCTGTGTCAATAACCTCAGATGCATATTCAAAAGTTTTGCATTTGAGCTTATATGTTGGTAGATTCTGTACCTGATAAAAAGGATCATCATGGTCTACAAATGTGATTTCAAATAGTTTGTTTCCTTTTGGAAAATAAACTAAGTCTCCCTCATTTGGTCGTGATGAAACAATTACATTATTATCTACCGAAACAAATTGTTCCCACCTTCTTCTTGCAACAACGAATGTTGCATCGTCTTGTATATCTAAGCCAAACTTAGACATGAGTTCTTTTTCACCCTCATATCCATCTAAGTTCTCCATGTACATTTCAATAAGATATGAAGATTCAAAAGAAGAACTAATATCTTCTTGCCAAATAGTATCAGTACCGGCCATCTTACGAGGAATATAATAAACATCCTGCCCATAGATACGCAATTGCTCTATCATTAAATCTTCATAAAGCGCCTGTTCTGGTTTCGTACCTGTATCAAAATATACGTTTGTCGGCATAACTTACCCTATCATATGCATTGGAGGCAGTTCGTATGCAAGTTGAATCTGTTCTTCCAATTTGTCAATCTCTTCTTGAGCCTGCGTGTAAATCTGTTCACCATTAAGAGCAACTCCACCCAACATCTGAATACCTTGAAACTTAGAAAGGTTTGCACCCCACTGTTTCTTAATAAGTTGTGTACAATATTTTTTTAGAAATATATCATTATAAACATCTGGATATGTGGAAGGGTCTAAATTACGATAACATTCAATAATAATATAGTCATTTTCTACAAAATCTGTTTGGAAATCTGCGTCTAGGTATAATCTATTTTGATGTTGATTGTGACGTATTGCAGTTTCACCAATAAGAATATGATCTAAAAAGTCTAGATGTTGCATTGTCATTTCGTAATGTATCAAAGAAGTTGAACTAAAATCATATAAATCATTTAGTCTCAATTGATATCTGAGATCAAACATATTCAGTGATGCTTTATCCGTCATAGGAAAAACTTTTACTATGGATATAACAGAACTTGGAACAGGAATGTAATTCTTCTGTTCTTTCCAGACTGCCGTTGTAGAACCATCAATATCTGTTACTTGTGCTAAACTGTTATCACTTCTTGCACGAGTAATATCTGCAGCAGTAATTTGATATTTTAAATACACTCTTTCAATACCATCATAGTGATATTGTGCAAAGTATTGTAAAGCTTCGTCTATTCTATCTTCTACCTGATCTGGATCGACATTAATTTCGATTACAGGCTTACCTAGACTCCTGAGACACCACTCCTTAAAATCTGTTCTTGTTGTAGGTATTGCCATTTAATTTATCCTTTTATAGTATTTATACTACCCAAGTGCAATGCCCATGGCGATTGCAAATCCTTGATCGGCACCAGCAGCGGTTTGAACTGAACCATCACTAAACTCTATTCCAGTTGAACTAACAACAACTTTACCAGAACCATTTGGTGTAAGATTAATATCTCTGTTTGATGTGGAAACAATTGAGTGGGTTACAACGTCCAAGTTCCCCCCAAGTTGAGGCGAAGTATCATCAGATACGTTTGAAATGCCTGCACCAGCAAGTGAACCAACAGATGCAAAGGATAACTGTCCAGAACCATTTGTTGTTATAACTTGTCCAGAGTTACCATCTGCTTGTGGATGTGATAGTCCGTCAATAATAACAGAACCAGAACCGTTTGGTGTGATTGTAATATTTCTATTTGATGTGGAAACAATACCGTGTGTAACTACATCTAAATCGCCTCCAAGTTGAGGAGTCGAATCGGCAGATAAGTCTGTCGAACCAATGTCACTTGTCAACGCAAGTGTTCCAGAACCGCCTGGAATTGTGTGTCCGTTTAGTGTACCAGATAGTGTTGTGTTACCAGCAACACTAAGTCCAACACTGTTTAGAAGTTGTAGTTCATTTGATTTCTGTCTACTAACAATCGTGAAAGAACCGTTTCCTTTGATTGCAGTTTCGATAAGTCCATCTTCAGTTCCCTGTGATGCATCAGTAATCTTACCAGTAACCTTTGCATATATCTCATCACCACCACCATCGTGTCTACCTTTGAACTGTAGTTGTCCAAGATAATCTGCATCGGCAGGAGAAGAACTATTTCTATAAAGAACAAGTTCAGGCCCAGCAGCAGAACCAGCATCGGTATCTGTTATGGTAATATCACCAGTAGTAGAAATGTTACCAGTACCAGTAATGTTTTGTGAGTTTAAGTCAAGGTTGCCTCCAAGTTGAGGCGTTGTATCTTCCACAACATTGTTGATAGAAACTGCTTGCGCTCTTGCATCTGTATAGTAAAGATTACTAGAACCCTCTGTTAGACTATCAGTGTTTGGTAATACTGCATTTACTCGTGCGTCTGCTCGTGCGTTAGTAAAGTAAAGGTTAGAACCCTCTGTCAAGTCACCAGTATCAAATGCAGTCAGATTATCTGTGTGTACAAATGCAGCCCAACCCATAAGAGCGTGTGCAGAACATTGATAGTGAAGAACAGCAGGAGTCGAATGTGTTGCAGTAATCTCTGTGTATGCACCAGCACTACCAGCAGTTCCGGCAGTTGTTACACCAGTTGTGTATGCAGTAGACTTGTTTTCATCCAGATAGAATCTGAATGGATGCCCAGAGTTACTACTGTCTGCTTGATCGAACCGATATGTAATGCCAGGGATAAGTTTTAGATATGGTGAAAAGACACCGTTAATCTTGTACTTATTACTAGAACCACTACCGTTATGAACGTGAGCAGAAGTTGATGTTGCAACTGTTACATAGAAAGTTTTTGTGGATGATTCATAGTCGGTTGCATAATTGTTTCCAACAGTAACAATAGTGTTACTGCCGTTACGCATATACATTTTACCATCATATGTATTGACTGCAAACTCACCCTCTACCAAATCCGAAGTAGATGGTATTGTAGAGTGGGTATGCGATCTTTTAAGTTTTAAATCCACAGCCATGAGGCACTCCTACATGACTACTTATTAGAATGTGCCGCCGTCAATACTCGTTGCAAAAGAAAGTGTATCAGAAGATGCTGTGTAGAACAGAACTCCATCATTAGAACCACCACCATCAAGTGCAGACAAAGTATCGGCAGAGTTCGCTACAAGGACAGAACCTTTTGCTATACTGGAAAGTCCAGTACCACCAGAAGTCGCTGCAATTGCAGTGCCATTCCAAACACCAGTTGAGATAGTGCCTAAAGTAGTAATAGATGACTGGCCAACATAAGTTGATGCAATTGTAAGTGCATTTGCAGATACAGTAATCTTGTCTGCTGTTCCTACGACATCAATTGTGTTACCAGTTTTAGTTAAACCAGCGCCAGCAGAAATTTGTCCGGCTCCAGAGAATTGTTCAAAGGTAATGTTAGTTGTACCAAGTGTTGGTGTTCCGTTTGTAGTCAAAACATAACCATTGTCTGCGTTTGCAGTACCTTCTTCAACGAAAGTAAATGCACCACCTGTAAGTTCATTGGCAGCATCTGCATCTGGTGTTCTGGTAAGGACGAATGCGGCAGAACCAGAACCTACAGTTGTCACTTTATAGAAACCGTTTTGTGTTTGTGTTGTTTGATCTTTAACAAGAACTCTGTCGTTTACAGAAAGACTTACACCATCAACTGAAATTGCACCGTTTGAAGATGCAGTGATTGTTCCGTTACCATTGTTATAAGAACCAGCAAGGTTTGCTGTGGTTGCAACTTTTACAGATGCTTTAACATCAAGTCCATTTGCAACTGCATCAACATATGATTTGTTTACAAGTGAGTCATCGCCAAAGCCTGCTCTTCCCTCATAACCAGAAGGAACTGTTACCGAACCTGTTCCATTTGGTGATAGGACTAGGTTGCCATTAGAGTTAGTTGTTGAGATTGTGTTTGCATCAACTTGAATATTGTCAATCTTTGCAATTGTTACTGGTGTCGAGTTACCAACTGTTCCACCTTCAATTACTGGAGCAGTTAGTGTCTTGTTTGTAAATGTCTGTGAACCTGCTAGGGTTGCAACAGTTGAATCAATTGCATATGTGATTGCGTTATTTGATACGGTTGTGTCAATACCTGTTCCACCAGTAAATGTAAGTGTCTCACTGGTATTGAATGTATCATTAGAACCACTATCGGCTGCAAGTGTGAATGAACTTGAAATTGCACCGAATGATAATGCACCAGAACCATTTGTTTTTAGAAATTCATTTGCATTTCCATCAGCAGTCGGTAGTGTAAATGTTACGTTACCACCAAGTGCATTGGGTGCCTTTAGTCCAACAAAGTGTGTACCGTTGTTAGTACCTTCATTGAGTTTAATTTGTCCACCTGTCGTTGCGTGATTACCAACAAGCAGTTCATCAACTGCTTTGTTACTGTCAACAAGGACAGCAGAACTAGCAGTTAGTGTACCAGCAGTATGGTCAATCTTGTCATTAAAGGATTTACCCCCAATAACCTCTACCGTAGACCCATCTCCGATATATAATACATCGTTGCCGTGGGTATAGGCGAGTTCACCATCGGCAAGAGCTGATGGGGCGGTACTACCAGTAGACCTTTTAATTTGTAATGTTAGTGCCATTTTACTTTCTTCCTATTAGTTAAAAACTTCCACCACTCAAAACGAGGTTTCCAGAAGTTGTATCAAGTTCATTCCTTGCAGTCCACTTTCCAGTAGATGATCTATACTGAAGTAAAGAACCATCTTGAACAGGAAAGGATGTTACATCAACATCAGATGCTGATGATATCTGGTTCTGTGCTGAACCAGCAAGTCCAGTATCCCCTTTGGGGCCTGGCACTGTTACACGAGTTACTTGAGGTTGATTTCCCTGAGATACCGAACCTACTACACTTCTTGTTGTATTAACTTTTGCTGTGATTGCCATAGTTTTACCTTGATACGCTTGGGTTTACAGTTGCAATACCTTCTACCACTCTTGTCTTATTACCAGATGCATCGGTTATAACTAAGTCATAAACGTAACGTCCAGATTCAAGAGCAGCGGTTTGCGTGTCTGTTAGTGAAATTGTGATTTGACCTGTTGTTCGTGGAGAAACGAATGCAGAAGTAAATGTAGTTGCAGTTGATGATTGATACGATTTTCGTATCATAGCAAGTGCAGTGTAATTTGTCAAGTCAAGTGCAGTACCAGTAGAATCATTAACTGTCACCGTTGTGGTGAAGTCAGCATCTTGGTCAATAAATAAATTAGAAATAGTTGCCATCGAACACAGTCTCCTTTGTTCTATTTATAAGGATTGCGTATTAGATGGTTAAGATTTTAATTAAACTGCTTCGCCATACTTAAGCGGATTCTCTGCAAATGCCATGTAAATATATATTGCGCCGCTTTCATTCAGACCACCAGAACCAGTATTAATAACCTTAAATCCATTTGACTGCCAGTGAACCGTTGTAGTTGTTGCAGCACTTGCTGGGCCATCACCAGCTGCGCTGTTAGCTAACAATAGGTATTTGTTTGGATTATTTATTGGGTCTCTAGCATTATCCAGTATAAACCAACTACTACCATCACTGGCACCACTACCTAATTTTGTAATCATCAACCACGCAGGCTTGAAGCCAGATTGAACTGCCGGCCCATCGGCACTATTGTTGCCAATATAGAATCCAATGTCACTATATCCGGCCACACTATGCCATGCATATCCTATCATATCAAGATTATTACCAGTGACATAGCTACTTAACTGGATTGTTGAGTTATTTGTGTTAGGATCTTGAAACCCACCTGAGAAGTAAGTACTGCTAGCATTGTTTTGACCAATTGTCGTATTCAAATATAAAACATATCCTACTGAAGTGTTCTTATGAAAACCTTCCCAATTTCTTGTTTGTGACAAACTTTTGGTCATAAAAAATTCTGGGGTTTCAGTTAAACCATGAGCAATAGTTCTATCAGCATTGTCGCCTGTCCATCGTATTATACTAAATCCTGCTTTTGTATTTGCACTTAACTCTTTTACTGCCAGAGTTCCAGCAAGTGCATCTGTCTTATTTGCACCGTCAATCTTTACTGAACCAGCAGTTGGTACTGCACCAGCGGCAGCAACATTTGTTGCAGTAGTAGCTCCACCAGCCTTCCAACACCATGCAACGTGCTGTCTGGTATCTTTATTAACACCATCCACACCAGTTATAGTAAATCCGTCACTATCAAAACTTGTAAATGCACTATAATCATTCGCTGCGGCATTACTATTAGTTAGAAGTCCAGCAAGTGATCCAGTTGGGCCTCTAACAGAATCGTAAAGTTGATGGTTATAAGTACCAACTCTATCTTTAATCCAAACTAAATCTGGCTGGAAGCCAAGCCCAGTAATACTTCTTGCAGTACCGTTGCCTGTGTATGTAACACACTTCATGTTATCATCTGGGCGAACATCAGCACGAATATCAATGTCTGTATCGTCTGCAATATTTTCAGCACAAACTGCCAAGAAGCCTGAAGGAACAGGATAAGTAAATAGTCCTCTGCCATTACCATCTGTATTTGTACCAGCAGACACAAGACCATTATATGTTGGATTTTGCCCAAAGTTGACTACTAGTTCAGTGTTCGCTGTTGAAGTTGCAAAATAAGGAATAAGCTTGTTTCCAGTTGCACTGGAGCCAATAAAGGAAGAAAGATCATATGCACTAGTTCCTGCCGCTACTTGTGAAATTGTGAGAGTCGATGCACTTGCAGCATTGGCGGTATACCACTGTCCATTTACTGACCAATGTACTTTAAAATTATCTGCGTCATAGGCAACACCAATAACAGCATTGCTACTGTAAGCCACTCCACCATCTATATTAAGGTCTGCTAGTTCAGAATATATATTTCCACCGACTTGGAAAGCAATAGCGCCGGATGTATAAGCAGCCCTAGTATCACCAGTTCTCCGTAGCCCAATGTAAGGAGCTATAGCGTTAATAACTTTGCATTCCCAATACCATTTTCCCGAAGGTAGTGACTGTGTTCCTGTTACCGTTCCATTTGCGCCGAGTGCCGCATATGTGCCATTCTGGATCGTTACTGTACCTCTTGTATCATTAGAATTAAGGTGTGCAAAATTTGTCGTGGGAGAATCAAGTCTTACATTATCTGGATGCATAGATTGTGGAGTAAAATCATTATTATTACCAGATGTATCATTACCAATATCTGAATCATCAGCAAAAGCTAATCTAAATCCATTACTGCCATATGTTCCAGTGTAAGTTTGTGGTGTCCAAACGCCATTATATGAGTTTGCAAAATCTGTTGGCGCTTTTGCTTGTCCGTCAATAAAGTGGATATCTGCTATATTACCATCATAATATTCACTACTATCGCCCTTTTGTCCAATAAAATGTGCCGATGCAGCATTTACCTCTAATTGGTCATTTTGGGATGGATATGTAGAAACAGAAAAAGATGTAATCTGTTCGCCATTTACATACATTTTTGCTCGATTTGAAGCAGTTGCCTGAGTTGTGTCCATTACAAAAACAATATGATACCAAGCTGATGGGTCTCTAAATAAACGATTTGTTTGTAAATTTATACTATTTGAAGTTCCACCAGTATATTCTCCATATACTTGAAGTTCATTATTAGTTCCGAAGGTAATACGAATTCGATTTGAACTAGATGATTGTGCAGCAAATATTGATCGAAATGTTTCAATATTTGATCTCTTAACCCAACCACTCCAAGTCCAAGTTCTGCGATTTGATGCAGAGGGCGTTCTATTCAAATACTGTGCTTCGTTGTCATTGAGCATTAAACTTCTTGTGATTGGAACATTATATATTTTTCTAAGAACAATTAGATTAAATGCCCGAGCGTTTGTTTGACTTTCATCGTCAGTTGCAGTTACAGTAAAGTTAAATGTTGTATTTGCACTAATAGTTGGATTTGGTGTTCCAGTAAGTTGTCCGTTTGCAGAACCCAAAGATACACCAGAAGGTAATGCACCAGAAGTTATAGAAAACGCAAGCGTTCCACTATCTGGTTCTGCGGCAACAATAGTAATTGTTGACATTGCTTCGCTATTGAATAAAGTACCAACATTACCAGCAGCAGTTGTAAATGCTGGAGCTCCGTTGTAAGAAATTCCATTAGTTAGAGTTGCAGCAAGTCCGTTTGTATTTGTTACTACAATATCATAGTCACCAGCAGTCTTTGCTGGTGTTGTAAATGTAATAGATGATGAACTGACAATAGACACAGAAGGTGCAGTAGTTCCGCCGACAGTCACAGTTGCGCCGGCCTTAAAGTTAGAACCTGTAAGAGTGATTGTTTCACCACCAGCAGGGTCAACGGCAGTCTCTGAACCAGCGTAAGCACGAGATGCAATAATTGGTGGACTGTCGATCGCAGCCCATGAGTTAGTGTTTGTGTTCCACTGTTCTAGTGTACCAATTGTGGTATTAAATCTTAGATACCCAGCAGCAGGACTGCCAGGACGTTCAGCAGTTGTACCATGAGGCACACGAACATACTGCCCATCAAAATCTGGATTGTGTCCAATTTTTGGTGAGGTTACAGCATCGTCTTGAATACCGTCTGTTTTAATTCTAGAAATTGCCATTTATGTATGTCCTGTTTCTCTTTATTTATTAGTGACCGTCTGCTGCTAGTTCTGCGGCAATCACTGCATCATAGTCTGAGGCAGAACCTACAGTTAAAGTTCCTGCCGTAATTTGTTTTTGAATCTCTGCATATACGGTATTGGCAGTATTTAAGGGAACGTGACAGGGAATACCATCAACAGTCGCCTTGATACCATTTGCATCTGCACCAGAAATAATATTTCCATCATCATCTCTAGGTACTAAGTAATATGCGTTTGTAATAATCATATCTTCAATCCTTATTATAATTCTGATGTTGCAATTACATGAGCGGCAAGGGCAATATCACCAGCCGCAACAGAAAAACCATTAATACCTCGTTCACCTAATTCATATGTTCCAGTTATGCTTACATTTGTATCGTGGGCGAAATCACCGCCAACATGACTAGCCCTATCTACAGTTCCATTGAGACTATAGTATGTAATAATTGGTGTGTCTCTCATTGGTACTGGATAGATTACTGTAAAGTTATGGTGGTTAGTGGTTGCAGTACCCCCATCATTTCTACATTGCGCTGCACCATTATCAGAACCAGTACTACCAATGGCAATACCATGACGATAGGTGTGGAAATAATAGCGCTGACAATCTCTAAGGTCTTCTGCATATGTTCTATGCTCAAATGGAGATGGGATTGTGCCCCTTTCTAACTGTACGCCAGTAATTTCAAAGGTAGCGTTCAGAGTATTTGAGAAAGTTGTAGAACTTACTCCATTAGGAAGTATTAGGCCAGCGCCAGATTCATTCGCCCAAGTGTTATTCGTGTAGGAAGCGGTTTGTCCATCTAACATTATGTGAATTGCCCATCCAGTAGTATTATCGGCGTCACTATCTAATGCAACATTATATGCTGGAATAGGAATACTTACTCTTTGCCATGTATTGGCTGCGTTAATAGTAAATGGTATAACTATTTCTTGTGGAGTTGCGTGTTGATATGCAAGGATATATAATCCATATGTAGTTGCTATTGATGCCTTTACATAAAAACTTAAAACTGATTGAGACATATTAGAAGTTCCTACACCAAGTCTATGTGTATCACGCTTTTCGATATAATATCCTATACCAACTGATGTGCTAGCTGGTACGGAGCCTCCTTCTGCTGTTGTACATTTAGCTTGTAGTGCATGAATAAGTCCGGCATCACCTGTTCCAGATGCATCAACTCTTGTGTGACTGAATTGTGCATTTGCCCAAGTACCACCTCTACGATGAGAAAATCTATCTACTGTAATAACACCACCAGTATTTGCCAAACCTGTAGTGGTGTGAGTTGTGGCTTTTCTTTGAGAGACTTGCATGGCTCCATTATAGACAAGATTCCGTCTACTATCTAAAGAAACAGATTGTCCTCTATTATTTACTTTAATCAATGCCATTATGGTTTCTCCGGCCATGTAACATCATCAAGTGATGTTGCATCATCTGTTATATCTCTAAGTGCTTGTCTGTATGTTTTCCAATCTGCATCATTTGAAAGAGTAACATCTCTGTTCTGTGTCCAATCTGTTTCTGCGAGTTTTCTGTTTCTTTCTTCTCTCACTTCATCCAACTTTTCTGCAGCGTATATCTCATTTCTTTTTGTTTCAATTGCAGAGGATGTTGGTTCAGTCAAACTATCATTCAACCACTCAACAGTATAATCTGTCATATTTCCGCTTGGAATAACTCTAAAATCTACATTAACATTTGCACCATCTACAAGTGCCATAATTGCTTTTGCTACACTCATGACCCTACCACTCCATAAATTGTCACTTCACCAGTTGTATTCAACAAACTACTCGCCTCGCCGTAATTTGGTGCGTTCGTTTCTTGAAAAAATCTGATACCCCTTGCGTTTACAGCGGCAGCATTTGTTGCTACTCCTTTTGGCATTTCCCAATATAAAACTGGATTATACATAAAATGTTCAGCCCAATACATAAATCCAGTACCAGAATATGCATTCTTCATCCATAGTCTACCTTCAAAATAAGAGGATGCATCAGTAACGCTGGTATTTGCACCTAGAAAGGCGTATGTACTTGCGGCGGCCCGTACAGAACCAGTAGTTCCAGCACCAAGCGTCCAATACTCGATTTCTGTTGTAAAGGTTGCTGACGCCCAAGATGAAAGACTACTAGAGTAAATACCATTAGATTCAACATCGGCACCAGAAGTTTCCAATGCAAAACTTAATGTATTTACATTTGCGACAGTCGATGTAATTTTGTAGTCAATCACATAATCATTATAGGTTGATGTAAAACAATTTGGAAGATCAAAACTTCCAGATGTATCTGAAGAAGTCCTTGTTTTAGTTGCAACTTGAATTAGATTGCCATTTGGAAGAGATGTCAGTGATGCACCAGAAACCGCTGGCAATGCACCAGTAAGTTTCGATGATGACATTCCAACAACCTTTGCATCTGTCACTGCACTGTTAGCAAGTTGACTTGTGTTTACACTTCCGTCACTTGGTGTTCCAATATTAAGAACATCTCCAAGTGCCATGATAAAGTCGATGTTATCAGAACTTGTTAGAGCAGAAGCGAATGTGATTGTTGAACCAGATACAGTGAATGAATCTTGTGGGGCCTGCATAACACCATTGAGCGAAACCAGCAAATGATTTGCACTAGCAGGCGAATATGCACCACCGTTTAACAGTAGATTATAAGTCGCAGTGGCAGATGTTGTAATAGCATCTAACTTATGATATGCACCTGTTACTGGCTGTTGTCCTATGAATGGCATATTATTGTTTCCTAATCTCGTTCATACTATTTAGTCTGCATCTTCCCATTGTGTGAACCCACAACTTGTGCATCCAGTTTCACCAGATGATTTTACAGTCCAACTTTCATCACCATCAGTAATAGTTTCGTTTGTTACTGTGACTTCTTCTACGTTATCGCAATTTTTACATTTATACTCAGCCATCTATTAATCTCCTGTTGGCATTCTCAATCCATAGACTGAAATGTAACTTCCCTTTGCAAAATTAAAATTTGAACCAGATACATTTTGATTAATTGCAAACTGAAATCCACCAAATGAATCTGATGCATTTCCTGTGGCAGTTGGATCGAAAGTTTGATTCTGACGAGCAGTTCCATTCGTACCCTGATATACACTCGATGTCTGATTGTAGGTTTGAGCTATAGTATGATAATACGTTCTATAACCAATGTTAGTAACTTCTGATGCCACAGTTGTGTCATTTGCAAAAGACCTATGGTCAAAACCATCCATGTTTGCAATAGCCTCTGGATGAAACCCTCTTGCAGTAAGTTCTCCCTGAACTCCAGCACGATAACCGGCAGTGGCTGAACCCCTTGCCCAAATATTATTTTGAAGCTTCAAGGTTGTACTAGCATTTCTTGTCAAACTAGTGGCACCACTTGTCGTGTCTTGTACTGTTGCCCCACCGAACCAACTACCAACAGCTGTTGATGTTTGATCCATTCTTATAGTATCAAATAAAAGATTCGCCGTGGTTGATCCAGTATGAGTAAAATGATAATACATTTTATAACATTGATATCTAGTTTTTATAGTTGACAAGTTGATATTGATAGTGGCATAACTCGAACTCCCAGATACTCCGTTTTGAAAATTAGTGTCGCCATCTGATTTACAAACTCTTGTTTCGATATGTTCCCAACCAGAAAGTCCAACACCCTGAGTTGCAACATCTAAATCAGATGCTACAACATTTTGTCTCATTCCACTTTGTATTATACTTAAAGGCATTATGGTTTCTCCGGCCAAGTGACATCATCAAGTGATGTAGCACTATCTGTAATGTCTCTTAATGCTTGACGATATGTTTTCCATGCAGCAGGAATGTTTGTTCCCAACTCTTTATGCATAGTGACAACCCAATCTGTTTCTGCGAGTTTAGTGTTTCTTACTGCACGAAGAGCAGTAATGTTTTGTTCGGCAGTAATCGTTGAATCGTTGATTCCATCAATTGCAGATTGTGATGGTTGACTTACAGTTTTGTGTTCCCACTTTTCAATGGACTCCACACCATTTTCTGACATGATTAAAATTGTTCCTGTCTCTGGATGAAAATCATCATTGGTTAAGGAAGGTTTTAATTTCATTATTTTACTTGCTAAATTCATTCTATCTTTCCTTAATCAGCTATTCTAACAATTACAGCAGTACCATAAGTACTAGTACCAGTTGCGCCAGAGTTAGTATATAATGCAAACTGAAAGTAATCTGAAGAACCATTCATAGACACTATACTGACAACAGTAGGAAACCCTAGATTAGAACCACCAGCATAATTTATAATATCACTTTGTGACGCCCAGTTACTACTGTTTTTGTAAATGTATGATGTTGGAGTATATCCACCAGTTGTAGTTATACTACATCCTGCTTGGAATACAACAAGATAATCTCCAGCAACACTTGGTATAATTTGAGAAGTATTTGCAATAGTAAAATTATTTGATTGTGCTTGTAATGTTGGAGTAATTGCTGTTACAGTATTGTGAGCAATATTAGGCCCAGAAAAAGTAACTCTTGCATAGTCCTTAGTAGGGGATGAAATACCTGTCAATGCGGCACCACTAATTGCTGGTAATGCACCAGTAAGTTTTGACGCCGCCATTCCAGCAATCTTTGCATCTGTTACTGCACTTGAAGCAATCTTTGCAGAACTAATAGTTCCATCAGCAGGAACGACTGAGTTCTCTTCTAGTCCTTTGAATACGACATAGAAGTTTAATCCAGTTGCAGGCGGTGCTGACATAGCAAGAGTTGTTCCAGAAACGGTATAAGCATCAGTAGGTTCTTGGCGAACATTTCCTACGAATACTTCAATATCGTTTGCAGAAGCAACTGCACTATTTAATGTGAAATCTGTTGTACTACCATTTGCAGTAAAATCTTGTTTAGTTCTTGAAGAGAAACTAGCATTTGGTGTACTTCCAAGATATGGCATAGATTACTCCCTTATGCTTTTTCCATGAAACCAAGAACGACATCTATTGCCGAACCAGTTCCAGCTTGAACTTTGAGAATATCTGTTGCTTCAAGTATATACTTTTGTCCAGCGAGTGTTTCTAATGTCGTGTTTGCTGGGATACTGACATCTTCCAACAACTGAAATGTTGTACTTGCAGAAGTGTCTGTAAATTGTACTTTGACTGTAACTGCATTAGTTGTCTTGTTTGCAATCGCCAGTCCTAAAATAACTGTTTGTGTTGCGGCAGGAGCAGTGTATAAAGTTTGATAAGAACTATTACTTACGTTTGCCAATGCAGCATTCTTAAATGTGTTCGCCATGTTTTTTTCCTATATTATCCTAAAGCAATTGCCAGTGCCGTTGCGTCATCTTCTGCTTGGTCAAATACCCCTTGCTGAACCTTTGCAACAGACACAGTTCCATCTGCAATAGTATTTAGTGTGTTCACCCCATTCAATTGAATACATTGAATGTTATTTGTTCCACTTGGTGGAGCAGATGTAAATGTTAATACGTCACCATTGACGGTATACGCATATGAAGAACCATATCTTTGATATACATTATCTACAAACACAGCAAAGTTTTGAGCGGCATTTGCAGCAGGAGTTCTTGTCAATGTAAATGTAGTATCAGAACCATCACCATTAAACTCATCTATGTGTGTTGATGAGGTAGCAGGAGTTGCTGTTAGAACTTCATTACCAAGATAGACAATAGAAACTCTACCACCATTATCTGGTGCTTGTGAAAATGTAATCTTTGGTTGTCCAGAAACAAGACTAGTTGAATACGAATATTCGGGTTCTTGCACGACACCATCAAGTACGACCAACAACGAAGTTGGTACTGCCATATGGTCAAGATTGTAAGATGTGGTTGTACCATCACCCGCCAAAACCTGTCTGTCAAATACACCGTAACTTGGTGATGCGCCAATATATGCCATTATTTTTTCCCTTTAATCATATTTATGCAAGGCCTACTGCACTATTATAAGTTGATACTCTATATAACTCAGCATAACTGTTAGAATATTGTCCACCAGATGCATATGCAGCAAGTTGATGATTCC